CGCGCGCGCTGCAGCACGTAGGAGTTGGTGACCACACCCTGGATGATCTCCTCCAGCTCGTCGTCACGAATCAGCGCACCGGCCATGCCCCTGTCAATACCAGGCATAATTTAACCTCCTTTTGGTTTTCGGATCGCGCCGTTGACGCGGTCCTTGAGTGTCGTGGGCGCCGGCGCATGCACCTGCGGGGCGGCCAGCGATACGCCGCCGCCCAGCTTGATGATCCCGCCGGCGTCCTCATGGGTTTCGCCCGGCCCGGCGGCCGTGCCGCCGAAAAAACGGGCGTTGTCCCTGATGTACTGCTCTGTCGCGGCCTCGAACGTGACGCGGTCGGTGACCATGCGTCCGATCTTGTACGCGTGGTACTCGACGTCCTCCATCGAGGCGCCGCGCCCCACTAAAAAAAGAGCCCGCTGCAGGGCCTCCTTCTCGCCCGCCAGCCGCTCTCTCTCCTGTGTCAGCGCCGCCATCCTCTCCTCCGCAGTCTGGCTCTCCGCCATCCACTTTTCAAAGGCCGCCATCTTCTCGGGGGGCGGCAGCTTCCGCTGCTCATCCTTCACCGCCCTGCCGACCCTCTCCTGGATGATCCTGTCGAGCTCCTGCTGCGTAAAAGTCTTGCCAGGCTCCCCCGCCGTGGGTGCGGTCTGGTCGCCAGAGGTCTGATCCTCAGCGCCAACCGCCGGTAGATTTTCCGCCATGCCGTGTTACTCCCTCCCGTTTATCGCCCGTCGGCATCCCTTTTAGGCCTGTCGGCCATGTCAGCGGCCGTCGCCGGCCGGTCACATCATCCCCACACCTGCTCACGATCCCGGCGCCGCGTGCGCCCCGTCTCCTCGATAAAGTCGCGCATTTGCTGCTGCGCGTCGCGCCGCTTTGCGGTGGCCACCGCGGCGTCCAGGTTCGCGGCGAGCAGCCCCTCCTCCTGCCGTTTCGCCGCCCTGATCCTGCGCTCCAGCGCGCGCTGCTCCTGGCTCTCCTCGTATGCGATGCGGTTCTCCTCCAGGTCGTACTCGTGCGCCGTCGGCGTACTGACGCCCTCGACGAACGGCCGCATCGTGTGCCGGCAGTTGTATCCCTGCAGCCCCAGCGGGTCGCTCGGGTGCCCGGTGACCTGCTCCAGATTTCGGTACCCGGCCCTCTCGCCGTGCAGACAGTAGATTTTCCCCTGCCACGCGCCGTGATCGCCGACGCCCTCGCCCGTCCGCGCGCCCAGGTGGCTGCTCACCTCCACCAGATCGGTGCCCACCGCCAGGCAAAAAGCGATCGCCGCCTTTCCCGCGGCCTGCACCATCGAGGTCACCGTCGTCCGACGCACAGCCACTTCCAGCCGATCAACGCGTCCCGATGGAAATCGCACCAGACTGATTCCGCTGTCCGCCAGCTCAAGCACCGCGCGTCGCACGGCATCGCCGACACCGCTCAATCCGTTTGCCACCCGCAGATACGCTATGTTGGCCAGCCGGAGGAACTCCGCATTGACCGACTGGACCGCGGCCGTGTTGATCAGGTTGTACCGGTCCTGCGCGTTGCGTAGCATCGCGATGAGCGTCTCGCGCACCGCCGCGCTCTGCGCTAACAGCTCCGGCGTCATCGGCAGACGCCCCTCCGCAATCGCAGCGGCTATCTCCCGCTCGCTGCCCCGCAGTACCGCGCTGGTCGCCTCCGCGATGCTCCGCTCGATCTCCGCCGGCGTTTTGCGCGCGACCGCCGCAATCCGGCTGATCGTGCTGGCGTTGAGCGCCTCGATCGCCCGCAGCTTCTCCAGCTCCCACTGCACGGAGCCGGACGCGTAGTCCAGCCGTGCCAGCCATCCGGCAATGTCGGTAATCAGCTCGGTCTCCAGGTCGGCGTAGAGCTCTGTCAGTGGTCCGGCCAGCCGGTCGATGCCCGCGTCCGTGAGCGCCACCGCCTACACCCCCAGCGACCAGGGGGGCGGCGCCTCCGGTGGCGGCTTTCGCGCGCTGATCTTGGCCGCAAGCGCCAGTGCCTCCTCCTCGCCCAGCTTGTTGACCCGCATAAAGTACTCCACCTGGTCGATCAGCCCCAGCTGGAACTCCATCTGCGCCTGCGCCCGCAGCGCCTCAGCCGACTCGATCACGCTGTCGTCAAACTGGATGTTGACGTCGGCCTCCTCATCGAGACCCGCATCGACAAACCGCTTGCCCAGCCAGACGATGATCCGCGTCAGCTCGGTCAACACGCTCTCCAGGATGATCTCATGCTTGCGCAGGTTGCGAAAAAGCACCGAGTTTTCCGAGACAACTTCCGTGGCCGTCTTGACCGCGCTCTGATTGAAAGCGTAATGCCCCTCGCCGAACCCACACTTGACCGAAATTAAGTTGAGCCGGTTCTGCAGTGCCACCTCGTGGTCCTGCGCCCGCAGGTCCATGTTGATCTCCCGGATCAGGTCGTTGTCCGTAGGGTCGCTCGGCAGCAGATAAAAAGTCGTGTCGTTGCTGTCAAACACCGGTTGCCCCGTATCCGCGTGTTTCGCCGCCGCCGGCTTGACCATAATGCGTTTTTTGCCGAGTAGGAACTCGTTGTTATAGCTGTCGTAGACGAGGTCCGCGCCCTTCAGCGCGTCGATGGCGCCGGCGAATACCGCCACGCCCATCGGGTTGCCCGGATCGACGTAGTTGGCGATGTTCAGCCGGTCGATCACAAACTGCCGCCGTGTCGAGCCGGTGTCAACCATCGGCACCACGCCCTCAAATCCGCGCACGCCGTTGATAGCCACCTCGGTGATCTGCCCCTGCTCGTCTGCGAACAGCTTGTTGTAGATGCGGTAGGTTCCGCCCTCCTTGACGTGCAGCTGCAGGTAGACGTAGCTCTGTCCATCCACCGTCCGCTCACTGGCGAACGCGCACTCCTCGACCTTGCCGTTGCTCCACGAGAGCGGCAATATGCGCTCGGCCGTCACATAGTCGATGCGAACAATATTCCGCTCACCCTCCGACACCACGTACGGCAGGTACGCCGTCGTGCCCAGCGCCGATTTCCACTCTTGCGCCTCGTTGCCGCAAACCCAATAGTTGTTGTCCTCCAACACCTCGTCGACGAACGCCTGCGTCCCCTCGTCGTCGACGTGGATAAAGACCTTCTCATTCAGCAGCAGGTTGGCCCAGTCGGAGCACACCTTTTCGGCCATGTTCAGCGTGTCGCGGCGCATGGATACGATCGCGCTGCCGTTGTATATGCGGTAGGGGTGAAAACTCGCGACGTTACCCCGGTACCACTGCCGCCACTCCTCAATGCGCGCGTAGAAATCCTGATTCGGCAGCTGGTAGCCCAGCTCCTCAGAGAGATACTCCCTCAAGTCCAATCGCCTTTTTCACCTCCTTCGCCCGGTCTGTCAGCTGCTTGTAATACGGCTCGATCGCGTATTCAAACGCATCCAGGCTGTCAATGTTTGTACTGCCGTCGTCTAGCCGCTTGTCCTTCGTCTGCTCCTTTTCATCGTACACCGCGTCATCAAACGCCCTGATGAGATGCCGACAGCCCGCAGCCACCTTCAGCCGGTTCTGCGACATGAGCAGGTTTTCTAGCTCAATGCGATCGTTGATTTCCTTCTTGAGCGCGTTTTTCACATTCGTTTTGAGCCCTTGCCGCAGCGCCGTGTTCCACAACCCGCGTATTAAGATCGTCTCCGCACTATCCGCGCGCGTATCGCCGCCTGGCCATTGCTCGTGCACACGGCGAACGAACTCCGCGAACTTGCTGTTGAGCTGATCAGGATCAAGCGGCTCCCCGCCCGGGACGTAGACCTCATCGAGCACCACCGCGTCCCACTGCCGGGTGAAACCCACGGCAACCATCGCCGTCGCCGACCGGTTGCCGCCGAAATCTACACCGAACGACGTGAGCGCGATACCCTTGTGCTGCTCCTGCAACCATGCCTTGATGTCCGGCACTACGAAGCGACCGTGCCCCTCAGCGAACACTCGGTAGATCAGGCCCTCAGCCTTAACCCACTCGCCCAGGATGTAGCGGTCATAGAACACGCCGGAATAGATCGAGTGGTACCGGTCCAACGTCTCCTGCGACAGTCCAGGGTTGTCCGCCAATAAGAAATGAACCCGCAGCACTTTTTTCGCTGCGTGGTTCTCGGGTCGAACCCACTCGTTGTAAAACCAATGTGTGGGGCTCGCAGGGTTGCAGTTAAACCAAAATCGCGCGCCCTCCACCGAGCACCGGGCGAGCGCCTGATTGACAAAGCTCTGCGGCATCAGTGTAACCTCGTCGAGGAGAACCCCTCCGAGGGTGATGCCCTGGATCAGCATGTAGCTGCTCTCGTCCTTGCCGCCGTATACGTAAAACGTGTTCGTGCAGGCGCCGCAGCTGACCACCATCTTGTTGTCGGCTCGCGTGAACGTGATCGCGTATCGAGCTCGGTGGTACGCCAGCGGCAAATAAGGTGTGATAATATTTTTGATCACACTGCCGACAGTCCTGCCACAGATCGCAAAGTTCACCCCGTCAAACTTCCGCATCGCCCAATCGACAAACGCGATGGTCATAATGCTGGTCTTACCACTACGGACTGCGCCGTCGCAGATGAGCGCCTGGTATTCTTTGCGAAATGGAAATTTCAGGATTTCCAGTTGCTTTTCACTAATCCACTTCTTCATCCTCCACCGCCTTGCGCAGCGCCAGTGAAAGCGCGTCTTCCTGCCGATCGTCTTTTGGCAACGCCATCTCGGGATTATTACTCCACTTGCCGCGCCGCCGGTTCCGCAACCAGAAGATCATCGCGGCGACGTCGCCTGCCTGCGCTTTCTTCAGCAACGCGCTCTCTACCGCATAATCGACAACTTCCTTGCCGTTTTTTAAGGCCTTAGCAATCTCAGGGAACCGATTTTTCCAATCATACAAGGTCGTCGCAGTCACTCCGACTTTTTTCGCGATCTGCTCGTCCGTTAAGCCGTCGCGTGCCCACCCCTGCAGTAATATCAAACCGTCATTCTCCAGCCAAGGCCTGTATCGACCTTTCGCCCCTCCAGGCATCCCCTCACTCCCGTTTCAGGGTTCTATTCGTTCAGCAGTTCGGCGATTTTCCCGGTGAACTGCTCCCAACGCTTGACCGCCACATCGCAGTACCGCGGGTCCAGCTCCATCGCGTAGCATACACGGCCGTTCTGCTCGCAGGCGATTATGCTGGTGCCGCTGCCGGCGAACAAGTCCAACACCACATCTTGCCCCTTGGTGTTGTTCTTGATCAGGTAGTCGAACAGCCGCACAGGTTTCATGGTTGGATGTTCGATACTCCGCGTCGGCCGGTCGAAATCTAACACCGTCGTCTGACGCCGATCCGCTGCCCAAAGGTGTGATGCGCCTTCCTTCCAGCCGTACAGGCACGGTTCGTGCTTCCAGTGGTAGTCTTGGCGCCCCATGACCATGCTGTTCTTGTTCCAGATGAGGCACTGCCGGATGGCCCAGCCGACGTCTTGACAGGCGCCGCGCACTGTGTACCCCTCAGAATCAGCGTGCCATATGTAGAACGCCCCCCCTTGTTTCATCGTTTCGTTCGCATTGTAGAACGCTGAACGTAGAAATTCACGGTAGACTTCGTTTTGCATTTCGTCGTTTTCAAGTTTCAGCTTGCCTTTGGTTTTGCCTTCATACGCCACATTGTACGGCGGGTCGGTCAGTAGCATGTCCGCCTTGGCGCCGGCCAGCAACTCCGCCACGTCAGCAGCGTCCGTACTATCACCACACATCAGGACGTGGTCGCCGAGACGGTACCGGTCACCGCGTTTGGTCTTCGGCTGCTCCGGCGGCGTGAAGTTGAACTCGTCCTCGACAACTTCGTCCGGGCCGGTCAACGACAGATCGAACCCGAAATCCGCCATATCGAGGTCGACGATCTCTGCAAGCTCGGCGCCCAGCAGCGAAACGTCCCAGTCGCTCTCGTTGGTGCGATTATCAACCAAACGATAGGCCCGAATCTGCTCATCGGTCAGGTCATCCGCCAGAACGCATGGAACCTCTGCAAGCTCCAACCTGATAGCCGCCAACAGCCTACCGTGGCCTGCGACGACCTCGTTGCTGCCCGCGATGACCAACGGTTGCCGAAATCCGAACTCACGGATGCTGTTGGCGATTCGTTCAACCTGCTCCGTTGGATGCTTTTTTGCGTTCTTCTCATACGGCTTCAATGCCGATGTTGGGACCATGTGGACTTGCATGGCACACCTCCTTCCGGGCATAGAAAAAGCCGAGGGGTTACCTCGGCTCAGTATTTCATGCTACCATCATAGCACACAATCACGGGACAAAACATGTCCTCTTTACAGCAACTGTTGAAGGTTACGCAAAGCACGGGCGTGAATTTTCATGGTGTATCGCCAACTGTAGTGCATCTTCACGCACACTTCCTCCCATCGAAGGCCTTGTAGATAGTGCAACTCAAGCACCTCACGTTCTTGCGGTTTTACCAGTTTCTCTATCGTCCTCTCGACTTCCATTTTCGTCAATACCAAAGCGTGGATGTCATCCAATATCTCGTTTTCCCACTTATCCAGCTCTTCCACGGCTCGCTCCAGCTTACTGCCCGTTTTTTTGCCACCTTTCACTTTTACCTGGCTGAATGTGGCACTGATACTTTCCGCGCGTGCACGAACTTCACAAGCGCGCTCCATTTTCGTTGCGATCCGCCGGTCGATGTTCATTACCTGCTCCAAATACTCTTTCGCAGTCATAGTGTCACCCCTTGACAGCGTCCACAATATGTGGTACACTTGTTCTATCGGGGCGCACCTTGGCGGAGGGGCGCTCTTTCTTTTTGGCTGTTTTCACACTCTCGCTTTTTCTATTTTTGCCCTCAGCGCCATCAATAGCGCCTCCTGCGTGTCGCCCTTGCTTTCCAACGCCGTAATCACGTCCTGGTCCATCCCGTCCTGCACCACCAGCCTGTGTACCACCACGGGCCGCTCCTGTCCCTGCCGGTGCAATCGGGCGTTGGCTTGCAAGTACAACTCCAGCGACCACGTCAGCCCGAACCAAATCACGTGATGCCC